TCCGGATAAATAAGCGACTCCCGTAGGAATGACCGGACGGATTAATATATCGGCATTCACTAACGCCGCCGTGAAAGTATAATCGCCTTCTAGCGTGTCCGTAATTGTAATAGTTCCGTTGAAGGTTGAAGGAACGCAACCGGTAACGACGACGGATTGACCGGCGACAAATGTGTTTAATTTTTGAGTCACATAATAAGCGACATTAGATTTAAGATAAACGGCTGCGATTGCATTTTGATTAGCCGTAAGAAGCGGAAGAATTACCTGCTCCGCGCTGACAATAATTCCATCAAGATATGCGTCGGAATATAAGGAAACGGAAACGCCCAATACCGTGCGAAGTTGACTCGCGCTAACGATACTAGGCATTTCCGATCCTCTCATCTGCTGGTGTAGGCACGGGAGCGCACCTACACCATGATTATCAGGCTAATTAAGCCTTGTTATTCTTGAACGCTCCGGCTCCGACCTTTGTCGCGATTGCGCCGTAACCGTAATACATAACTTCGACCTGTCCGGTATTAATCAAGTTAGAAGTTAAACGAAGTGTTGGAGACTCGTACCATGTATAAGCGTCTGGATTGACGATTAAGATGGATCCGTCGGTATCAGTTGTGCTTGCGGTGTTAGCGGTAACGTAGAGATCAAGACCGGCGACGTTTCCGCGTACTGATTGCGGAGTCACTTGTCCACCGGTGAAGTTATTAGTTCCGGCGGCAACGTTGTAAAGAGGTGCGCCTGAATTATTGAGTGTCATTAGGTTCGCCCATTGTGAAGTGTTGCAGATCATGTTACGAGCGAAACCTTGAGTTCCTGCATAGACCGAAGCCGCACCGCGTGAAACTATTCCGAGAAGTTCGGCAGCAGTTGGATAAGTTGCAACGGTTGTGCCATCGAGTGAGGCTCCTGAAATAATCGCGGCATTGACTGCGGTATCTGTTGCTTTTGCGTAAGCACCTGCCATCAAGCGAATAAGTTCTTCAAAAAATGCCGGTGAAGAACGGTCAATAAGTTCGACGGACAAAGTATTTTGACCTGCATATTTTGAAACGGTTACGGATAGATAAGAAGCAGTCGCGCCGGTTTCGGAAGGATTTCCTTCTTCTGCGGTTGCGGCAACCGTTGGAACGGCTGTGATTTTAGGAATTTCGAAAGTCATTCCTGCGTCTGGAAGCGCGGCGCGAGAAATTGCGTCGATGTTTGAACGTGTGTAATTAGTAAGACCGTTAATTACTTGATCAAGTTGACGAGTCGGATTGAATCCTCCAAGTGTTGACATGGTGTCATCTGCGGCACGAACGTAGAGAGCAGAATCCGAATTTGGATTAAGTGTTGCGCGAATTGAATGCTCAAGATAAGTAGCGTCTGAGACGATTGGCGAACGTGGTTTTGTGAATGCGAGAGGTGCGGAACCTAAGTTAACGACCTTCGCCGCTTCAACCGTTTCGGCTGGAGCGTCTGGAACGGTTGGAGTGATTTCCACTTCGTTTTCTCCTTCATTAGTTGGATTGTTTTCTTCTGTCTCCGGAAATTCCGAATCAGAATTTTCGCTTGCGGCGATTGCCACTTTCGCACTCGCTATCGCTGGATCTGTAACGAGTGAAACCTCTTTAAGAGAACTCGCTGAAATTGTAAGAACGCCGTCAATATTTTTATATTTATCGGCTATAACTCCCACGCTGAATCCATCACGCAATCCGGAAGAAGCCTCTATGAGACTATCGTTTCCGGCGGTTGTGCTTCCGATGGAGAATGTCGCGTCGATTCCGTCGTCTGTAACTTTGTAAGACTTGAGGAAACCGATTGGAGATTCGCGTTTATGTTCAAGTAATAATTTAGTGGAATCGCCGAAAGTGATAGATCCTGGAGTAAATAAAGTTTCGCCGGCAGAAGTTGCCCCGACTTCATTCCATGTCACTATGCGACCAGAGATCTCACGCTTTGGAAAGTCTGTCGCGCTAACTTTGATTGAGAAGTTGAGATTTATGGGATTATCTTTCATCGGATTGTGTCCTCTTCCATTCGGATTTCATCGGCGGTAATTGCTCCTATGTCGTAAAGAATTTTGTAAACGTCGGCGCGTTCTTTTGCTGATCCGCGTAAATAATCATCAAGGTCAAACTTAACTTCTTGAGAAGCCGGAACGAAATCATTCGCCATTCCAGTCATTGAAAGACGCTCTTCTATACTCGTCATTATTGGGCGCAAAGAGAAATCAAGCAAAGATTGCCTTGCCAAACTGGCGTTCGAGTAAGTCATGCTAGATCCAGATTCGGCGTCCACGTAATAAGCAGGAATTCCTGTAGCGCGAGCAAGTTCCGTTGAAACGTAAGATCTTGCTTGATTGAGTTGCAATTTTTCCGGATCGAATCCAAGAGTTTCCAAAGTGACGTCTGCATTGAGGAATGCGGTTCCGCGATTGCGACGAGCCGCGCCCCATGACTCTAATAATTTCGCAATACGATCCGCCGGAAGATTTGTGCCGTTAGATTTGAGAACCATTGTCGGAACCGGTTCGCGCGCATACATTGTCGCGGCGCGTTCTAATTCTGCACCGGCTTTAATTGTGCGACCGGCGCGATGGAGAATTCCTTCATCGTTTCCGTAGAATACGGCAAGAGATCCGACGCCAGTATCCGGCACTTGATAATTGTCCACGGTGTAATACTCGATTTCGGTTCCGATGGAATTAGTTTGAACTCCGACGCGAAGAGGATTAATTCGTTCCGCCGATCTAATGCGATATGTGTCGGCATAAATTTCCAGAATACGTAAATAACCGTAACCGTAGAGCAATAAGTCCTCCGCAAGGAATGCGTAAGTAGCGGATCCGGGAATTCGTGGATCTGGTTGATTAATAACTCGTGGCGGAGATTCGACCCGCGCACCGTCGGCTTTAGTGCGAACCTTAAGCGGAATACTTGCAACACTTGACGAAATTATATTTCTAGCGCGAGCGCACGTTGGCACGCTCATAAATTCTAAACGAGTCGCGGTAACGCCGGAAGTACCTAAGAAATTAAATATTGAGTCAATCGTATTGACCGGAGCAAGGGAGGCGGCAACGTCGGCGGTCGGCGATAGTATTTCTGTCTTTGTTATGAATAGATCCTTTAATGCCATGTCCAAAGTGTAGAGCGCGCTTATACGCCTAACCGAAGAGAATGTCTATCTCTGTCTCTGGGCGTGTCGCAAAGTGTGTTGCAAGAGCCGTTGCAACGGCAGCGCACACGGCAACGCTTGAGGCGCGCCGTCCAATAATCCAGCCTCCGTCACCTACTGGAAGTCTCACCGCCGATAAGATTTGCTTGGATAATTCCGCCTGTTTTCCGTGAATCAACCTCTTTGAAGTAATTGCACCGAGTAATTCATCGCACGATTGACCGTAGGCATTTCCATCAACGTCAATAACTGGAATTCCTGCCGGTTGCAGACGAGCCGCCACCGCCGCACTTGTGCGCTTTGAAAATACGACGTATTCCGTGAGATATTTTCTAGCATAAGGCGCGATGTCATTAGCGATTGCTTTATCGTCGAGTGCTATTGGATTATGCCAAGTGTGAAGCAATTTGACCGTGAAAGTATCGTCGGAATTTTTTTGAGCCGCAACCAGAGCCGCGTCACGGCGATCCGGTGAGCAGTCGATTCCGAGCCATGTAGTTTTTTCGATGTCAAGATCTGCGTTATCAGATCCGCATTCGTCCCATTCTTTCTGCGGAATCGCACTCGATATGGTGTGAACCCAGCGACATAAGACTTCGGTTTGAACAACGTCGGGCGGATCATTGAGAACGGCTCGGATATTATCAACATGAATAGTGTGACCAAGTGCCGGATTGCTAGCGACCCAATTTCTCTCATCGGTAATTTTGTCCGAATAGGCAGACCATTCAAAGTAAGCAATATCGTCATCGCCTCCAGCCGCCGACGCCATGCCGCGTTCTCGAAGTTGATTGAGAATGAGGGAGTGCTGATCTCCGGCGTTTGAGAATGTCCAGAGTTGCGGATTCTTTGCCGCCATCATCGTATATCGCATAGCCGACCATGCTTCGGTATCTTTTAATTGACGCGTTTCGTCCATGTAAACCGTCTCCGGCTTTGCAAAACCGCGAGCCGCAGCGTTTGCCGCCTTGACAACGTAGCGGCAACCGTTTTTTAATTGTATTTCCTCGGATCCATGAGCCCATCGAATTTTTGCAACCTCGGAAGACAGGCGGTCGTTGCCTTCGATGAGTCCGACAACGTGTCGAAACGTTTCAAGCGATGTCGTGAGAACGTGCGCGGATCCTAATTGCAACGGTTCGCCCCAGAGAAACATTCGTCCCAGAATTGAAGCAATCATAATTGTGGACTTTCCATTTTGGCGCGCTCCTACAACGCAGACCACCGGAGCCTTCCACCGTCCGTCCGGCTTGACCTTGAGCGCGTGTTCCATGACGAAGCGTTGCCACGGCATAAGTTCAATACCGATTTCGCTAGCGAATTGCATAAGTTCGAAGCCTTTAGACGGTAGATCATTGAGGCGTGAATGGATTCTTGGCGTCGGAGAGCCGATTAGAGGCTTCGGTTCGACTTGGATTCCCTGTTTATCTATGCTCGTCCCTGCAACGACCTTCAGAGCCCTTGTAGAGCCCTGTCTAGCCTTAGTCATGACTAGTCGATTCGTTTTGAGGTGAAAAAGGAAAAGGAAGAGTCAGAGGTGTTCTAGCCCCTCCAAAAAACCGCCCCATTCGGTTGCCTTTAGAATAATTACACTTTTGACACGCACTTATAAGATTTGAGTCCTCATCGGTTCCGCCTTTAGATATCGGAATTACATGATCTACGGTCATAAGGGCATGTTCATCGTTTCCGCAGTATTGGCACGTCCAGCCATCGCGAGCAAGGATTCGGGCTCGTATCTTGCGCCATGCAGTCGTTCCACCTTTCGCCCTTGCGCTTTGAGTAGCCATTAGTAATGACCCTTCTTCTTCCAGTATTCCCAAGCCTTGCACGGAGTCAAATGTCTGTGACGAATATAGCGCAAGCCTAAATCTATTTGACGGAATGGATTTGTTTCCTTCATCTTAAGAAGCTGCGGGATTCCAAATGCGGTTGAGTTTTTATTCTTAGATCGTGAATTCCATTGAGATTCTTTAGTCCATAGAAGATCTACACAATGAAATTCTTTAGAGTTGAGTAACTTAGTGTGTGCGTAGAGTTTATAGATTTCGGTTGTGTTGTTAATTGCATTTGATGGATAAGCCGTCATAACCACGTTAAGACATAGGAGTCCCGTAACCACCGAGAAACGGCTGCGAGCAATCCGCCTTAGCGGCTCGCCACCGTGTCGCGATGGTAGCCGAGGTGTCAAGTTACTGATGAGTATGTGGATAACTTGAGCGCGACTCCTGCGTGTCGTCCACAGGTTATCCTTGCCTGTGGATAACTCCTGTGGATAACTATTCATAAGTTACTTTCCAGTAACACCACGCCCATGACTCCGCATTTAAGACATTCCAGCACCTTGACATTAGGCGGCAGTTTGTCCGTGACAATTCGTTCGCGTTGCATAGTAATCTTCTTGCAAATTCGGCATTTAGATAAGTGAACGTCCATGTTCGCTCCTTACTAGATCCTCGATTGGAAAGAGATTGTGCTGCTCTATCCACCATGAATCTTGTGAGCGATGTTTATACTTTGCACGTTTAGCAAATTGAACCGGTATCCAGCCGGCTATTCGATAAGTCGGAGATTTACCTACTACCATCACGGCAACGTCGCTATCTCTGTCATTGGGATAGATAATCAAGTGTCCGGATTCGTATTTCGTCCACTTGATTTCCAAGCCCTGCCCCACGTCGGCATGATGTTTTCCGTTGTTTTGACGTGCGTCATAGTCAAGCCCGAAGTAACGTGCCACGATTAATTCCGCAGTTATGGATTCGGCTAATTCTGAGACTTGTTCGTGAGTGTTAAGAGCCAGATTGTATCGAGGCTGAGATCCCATTACTCCGGATCCTTGTAAGATTTTATCGGTCGCCGCTTGATGGATATACATTTCATCTGCAAAGGCAACTGAATACCTTATTTCTGCGGTTGGCACTTGTAGCAGATCCATAAGACTATTTCTCCGCGATCTTTGAATGCTTGACCTTTACTGGATTCGGTGTATTTGTCGCATGAATCGCAACGAATTTCGCATTTCATTTCTTTACCGCCCAATTACCGTCTGCACCTAATACGCCCCAGACGACTTCGCATTGGTGCGACACGATTCCATTAGGGCAGTACCAGCCACCGTAAGGCTTATCGGTTTTCTTTGATATCCCGCTTCGGAAGTTGCGTTGTCCATGACGGCATATAAGAGGATCGTAAATAACCGGCTCACCGATTGAATCTTTAATTTCCTCGATTGCCGTTCCTAATGTTGGCATTCCGGCAGACTCGGCGGCTTCTTTAGTGTCCCACGATGGAATCGAAGTCCAAGCGTCGCTCTTCTTCAATTCTGAAACGTCG